ACTGAACCCGAACCAACATTGTTGATTTCTGCGGTTGCAGTTGTACTACCAGAAGATTGAATGTTGACAGCCTGACCAGCGGTATAATACTGACCTTCATCGGTTACACTTACATCTGCATCAACAATGATTGAATAGATTTCAAATGAAACGTCTTGGTCACTGACTGTGGATGTACCTGTAACTGTCTCACCCGCTTGGAATGTTCCAGACTGTGTATCCGTATCAATTTCAAGTTCAACGATGTCTGTAAAGTTTTCACGAATACCAATAGACGATACTGGAATACCTGTTGCACCAGAAGTTCTACCAGAAACAGTTTGACCAATAAGTTCAGTTACGTCACCAGAGATTTCTCTGATACGCATAATTTTTCTAGTTGTCCAGACACCATCAGAAGTACGCAACATATTCTCATTTGGATATGTGATAGTAGCGTCTTCATTGAAGAGAAGTCTGAAGAATAACTCATGACCTTTTCGTGTACCCTTTGAAATGTACAAGTCACGAATGTTCTTTGTAAGTTTTCTTTTGTCAACACCAGAGACAAGATTATCAACGACACCATCAAGGAATGAATCTCTGAAGTTGTCAAGGAACTTGGTAATTGTAGAATCAATGTTTGCAAGTTCTAAGAGTTGTTGAATATTCTGTACAGGGTTTGCACGATATGTCTGAATAGTTCCAGAAGAATTAGAGACAGAACCATTGACTGTCTCACCAATAATAAACTGTGTCTGTGATGTGATGAATAATCGTTTGTTGTCATCTACGTCATCAACCAATACAACAGCTGTTGCACCAGAGGTCAAACCAGTAATCGTTTCTCCGACTGTAAACTTTGCATCTGAATCTTCAAGAACAATATTGTCATTGTTCTCATCTAAAACAAAGTTAGTTGAAGTCGTTTCTTGTACGAGGTAATTGTTTACTTCACTAAACGTGACCTCAGCACTTTCCAAGAACTGATAGTAAGTCTTTACAAACTGAGAAAATACAGGATGGTCTGCTTGAATAAATTCAGGCAGTTGAGTTCCAATAAGAGGAGATAATTTATTTTCTAATGTATTATCATCATGTGACATTATTAGTATCCACTAGTTGTAGACGATGATGTTGATTCATATGAACTAGTAGTTGTGTAACCAACACCAGCAGATGCACCACCACCAGCGATAGTATCCTCGTTTGCAGTCACGGTTGTGTTAGTAAAGTCAACCTGTAAGATTTGATTTCGTACTGCGACAACATCAGTTGAGTTTGGTGTTACGACAATACGAATAGATGACGATGCAACACCATCCACATTTGAAATGGAAGTAATGTTTAATGCAGTGATTTCAATTTCACCAGTTGCGTAATTGATTGTACCAGCAGTCTCATCTTGATAAGTCAAGGTTGTTCCATCTGAATAGTAGAACATACGAATGTTACCTTGTCCATCATCGTTCAAGAACATCTCGTTTGCATTACCAGAGATTTTGAAACCAGTAGATGAAAGAACTCCACCCTCTGCAGCGGCATGACCACTGTGTGGATTGTAGATTGCATTGTTAAATTCTAAGTTATACTTGGTTGAAACATTTAGTGTTGGTGTAATGTTCTGAGACAGTTTAACTGTTGTGATGTTTGAAAGGATTGACTCATCCACATCATCAATCAAACCTGTAACCGCTGAATGTCTAAAGATACCATCGAACTTTTGAAGACTGTTTGTGTCATAGTTCTGAAGAGCGGTTCTTACATTACTCACCAAAGTTTCTGAAGTCTTTGTTGTATTCTTTTTATTGTACTTGAAGTTCACACCCAAACGAATAAATGTTGTAACAGGGTCAACGATGACAGGTGTTACAGATGCAATAGTATAAGTGTTCTTCAAGTCATTAATGATTTGTTCTTTTGCAGCTGCGGTGATTGAACCAGCAGTAGGAACAATCGAAATATATGAACGACCATAAACTGCAACTGCATTATCTTCACCACCCCAAACTTGTACCGACTTAGTATTCGGGTATACCTTTGGAATGATGACCTTGTAATCTTCTGGGGTAACCGCACGACCTTGTGCAGCATAATCTAACGGTGCGTTCAGTTTGATTGACTGAATTGATTCTGGTTCTGCACCACCAGATGCAATTGATACAGTTGTTGTGGTAACATCTGTAATACCAGAAATAGATGCAGTTGTTCTAAAGTTTGTCGCACTGTTTGCTTTTGTTTTGTTTGTAACCACATAAGAAAGTACAACGACATTGTTGTCCGATACTGCACGACCAACGATACCGTCACCAAAGTAAACCTCAAACTTACCATCGTCACATTCTTGCAAGAAGTAAACATTAGAAGTAGAACCTACTTGAGTAATGTCTGTTGCAAGTGTATAAGTTGAGAAGTTAGAAGAAGATGCAGAGTCAAAAACCTGTACCTTCAGAGTTGTTGTATCTGCTCGGTCACTTGTCAGTTTAAACTTTTGGTCTACGTTATTTGTATCTACGGTATAACGGTTCTTTGTATATGTACCTTCATAGATTGGAATATTAGAGAAAGACAGAATACCATTCGCAGCAGTAGCGGAGTATTCAGCGATTGTAACAAACTGATAAGACACATCGTCAACTGTAGAAGTGAAAACAGTTTCCGCTGGAATAGTTGCAGTAGTCAATGAACCAAAGTTGTTCAGAGTTACGTTGACTGTTCCGATTGGTGCTCTTGCAGAGTTTGGTGTATAACCTAATGTCTTTGCATGAGACACAACTGACTCACGAAGAGATGCAGTATCAAGGAACATCTCGTTTGCAGCCATGTTGACGTTCATTGCAAGGTAGTGAGTATTGTATGCAAGTACATCTAGTAATGCATTGATACCAGAACCTTCAAAGTCGTAATCAGTAAACTCTGATTGATTACGCATAAATGTTTTTAGATTACCTTTGATGTCATCAAAGTCAAGTTCTGTTACGTTAAGTCTTTTATCTGTGGTTGCCATCTTATCTAATTCTCTCTAATGTAAATGATAAATCTACAAGTTCAGATGGTGCATTGTTAATATAAAACTCTACTATCACTTCATATTGATTAGTATCAAATCTTGGTATCACCTCAACACCAGCAAGTAATGCTCTGGGTTCAAAGTTTGTAATGACATCCTCAATCTTTCTTGCGAGTGTATTCGCAGTAAAGGGAGTCATGTTTTCAAACAACATATCACGAACACCAGAACCAATCTCTGGGTGGAAAGGTTTTTCAAAATGACCATACTGTACGAGATTTCGTACACTTCTTTTTACGGCAGCAGCATCAGTCAAAGGAATAACGTCCTTCTTAATAGGATGCTTTGTAAAGTTCAGATTCAAGTCTTTGTACGTCTGTGCGCTACGATTTGAATCGTTTGTTGCCTGTGCATCTCTGTATGCGGATTGAACTGCCATCGTTACTCTCTTTTATAGTATTTAGTAGGTTAGACCAGATATCCTAACTTGCTAAGTGTTTCTCTTTGCCATCCATAACTACTACGTCTTGAACCAGAAGGCCCCCATTGTCTCTTACCACCAATATCACAATGAATGAATACTCCACCACTGCTTGATGGGAAGTATGCACCGATACCTTGGACACCATGTTTGACTGCAATCTCCATGAACCTCTGTCTGTCTGCAACCGAAGTATTACTCATACGAACATCAACCGCTGTACCTAAAGAGTGTTGACTCTTAGAAACTCCACCGACCTTTGCGTTGTATGCTGGACTACGATATGCAGAAGTGATAGTCAAGGTTTGACCATACTCTTTCGCAACATTCTCCATAATAGTTCTGAGGTTATCAGAAATACGAGGGTCAGTGTGTGAAAGGAAGTTGAGTAACTTACCATCAAAGTTCTTCTGTGTCAAGTCTGTATTATTATTTTCATCAACCAAGTTTGTATCTGAAGTCGATGCGTTTGTAAAGTTGTTTCCGTCATTTTCAGAGATAGGTGCTGGGTCTGTAGACTGTACCTCAAACGGTTCATTTGAATCTACGTCAAGTCCAGCAGCGATATCATCATTTCTACCTTGGATGATTTCTCTTGCTCTTGTGTCACTCATACCTGTACCAGAAACACCGAATGCAGTTTCCGCTGTGGATACTGGATTGGGGTCAACCTCTGGAGCGGGTGTTGGGTCTGCAAGTTCTGTTGCACCAGTGTCACCAATAAAGACAGTACCCGAACCTGTTTCGATAATATCTGTACCAGCAGCGTTGACATCAAAGTGTGAACCACCACCAGCATCACCAGTGTCAGCAGTATCACCCTTACGAGCAGCATTCTGGGTTGCGCCTGGTTGGTTAATCTTGATTGTCGAATCTGATTCAATAGACACTGCGTCAGTAACATCCAAGTCATACTCACCAGTGATAGAAGTCTGTTGTCCTTCCGCAAAAGTTTCTGTAACCTTCTTGGTCACACTTTCATTCTTGGTATCCTCATAGACTTCAACGACTGCCTTCTTGACATTCTCTGTCTTTGTGTCTTCATAGATTTCAGTTACCGCACCCTTGACAGTTTCTTTTAATGTACCACCAACATTGACAACCATATCCTTATCTACGTTGAGAATGTAGTTACCTTTAATATTTGTATTGCAGTTGGAGTCGATTGTAAGATTACAATTACCCTTTACATATGCGTAACGTGAACCAGCGATAATCTCATATCCGTCACCGACAATCTTGAGTACCTTGTTACCACCATCATCAATCTCATAGTACGAACCACTTCTGTGTCTTTCGTGAATCCTTGTACGGTTTTGTGTATCATCGAATTCACGAATGTGTCCACTCTCTGTTTCGTAAACATGATTGTATGGGTATAC